GATGAAGACGGACCGCGGGCCGAAGACGACCGAGCCGCCCGGCCAGGTGATGGTGGCCAGCTCGTGCTTGAGCTGCTGGGACAGCTGCCAGGGGTTCATGTCGCGACCTCCTGAGTGTCCGCGGGGCGCCCGAAGAGCTGCGGCGTCCTGCGCCCTGCCTTGGGGGCCGCTGCTGCCTGCGTGCGGGACCCGAAGCCAGCAAGGGTAGCTGAGGGCATCGACCTGGGCTGGGTCGCTTGTGGGGCGTCCTGACGCGCCAGGATGCGGGCGGCCAGGCCGTCGACCAGGCGCTTGGCCAGTGCTTCCTCGCCGCGGGCCTCGCCTTGCTGCGCCCCGATCGACGCGTCGGCAAGTGCTGGGTCCTGGATGGCGTAGCCGAGGGAGACGATCAGGTCCTGGGTGTGCTCGTCGCCAAGCAGGGCCAGCTGCTCTTGCTCGAGCTCGGTAAGGCCGAAGAACCAAGCCCAGGCTGGGCGCTGTGCCCGTAGCCAGCGGCGGTAGGCGTCGTTGGTGACGGTTGGGATGGTTCTCCGGCGGAAGATCATGGCGTTTGCGGCATGTCGGCCAGCCGGCCGATCTCGAGGATGCGGTCCTGATCGTCGCGCAGGCATTCCACTGCCATCGGCAGCCCGAGCTCCTCGCCGCGCTGGAAGGCCATCTCGGCGCCGTCCTCGAAGTCGGCGATGCCGCGGTAGATCAGGACCGCCGGGACGTTGATCGTGTCGTCGGGGACGTAGACCAGGCGGCGGGCCCGGGGAATCCCGGAAGCGCCCGGAATCGCCCGGTTCGGCACCCGGAAATGCGAGTGGCCGGTGACCGCGCCGCGGTCCGCGTAGTCGGACAGGAGCAGGCTCAGGGCGTCGTCATCGAAGCCGCGCAGGAAGAACCCGACCACCCACCGCGTGTTGCCCTCGAGGACGTCTGTGGCCTCGCCGAGGCCCTCGGACTCGACGCGGAACGCGGTGCCGAGCGGCTGCACGATGACCGCGCGGGTGAGGCCGAGCTCCGTGCCGCCGTAGGGGTAGTCCGTGCGAAAGTCGACCGGGTTGGCGACCAGGCGACCAGGCGCCCGGATCGTCCGCATGACGTTAGGCGATGCCATCTATCGGACCTCCATGATGCGGACGCCGATGGCCTCCTCGACGTCCTTGATGGTCTGGTCCGTGACTCCGATGAACGGGCGGGCCTGCACCTCGCCGACCAGGGACTTGTTCTCGAACTTCTTGTTCAAGAGGAAGCCGAGCTGGGACTTGAGCTCGCGGTTCTGCTTTTTGAGCCAGGCCCAGAGCGCCTTGCGGACCGTCGGGGTGATCTTCTTCGATTCGATGCGCCCGCCGCCCTGGTGGACGCTCGCGTATTCCAGGTTCGTGCCGACCTCGACCGTGTCGTCCGAGACGATCTGGAAGGCGATGGACGCGGCCAGGCGTCCGGTGTCGCGCAGGGCGGGCCGAGGCTGGAATCGGCGGTCCGGCGGCTTCTTCCTGCCCTCGGCGAAGTCGGCGATGATCCCGTAGACGTTGATCGGCGCCCGCGCTTCCCAGGAGTCCTTGCCGAACTTCTGCGCCTTGAAGGCCTGCTGGGACTCCGAGACCATCAGCGCCCCGATCTGCTTCAGGGCGGCGTTGGGGCGATCCAGATTGGCCTCGATGCGCTGGACCTTGCCGCCTGGCTCGAACTGGGCGCGGACCATGCCTCAGTCCACCGACCGCGGCATGGGCATGTAGTTCGACGGCAGGCTCTGGGTGTCTGCCCAGCCGCGGATCATGCGCCCGCTGGCGTCGCGCTCCGGCGCCTGCTGGACGCCCGAGTTGGAGCTCGGCGCCGCGCGGCCTCGAGGACCAGTCCGACGCACGCGGGCGATCAGGCCCTCGTCGCCGAACACCTCGTCCCATTTGACCTGCTCGATCTGCGAGCTGGACCCGCCGCGGCGCCAGAGCATGGCGATGACGCCCATCTCCGCGACCTCGACGTGGACGGCGTTGGCCGCGTCGTATTCGACCTGGGCGTAGACCGGCCACAAGTTGATCACGGCCTGGGCAGCAGCCTCGCCGACGGCCGTGTCGATCGTGGTCGCCGACCGGTCGCGGATGTTGGTGAGGCTGATCAGCCCGTCGGCGTCGTAGTCCGCGACGACGGCAGCCCAGAGCGCGGTGGCGGTCATTACGGGTCGGTGAAGGTCGGGGAACCGGAAGTGGGCAGGTAGCCGAAGCCGGCCACCCAGAGCCAGTAGTTGATCTTACCAGTTCCGGGGGCGCCGCCGGTGTCCTCGAGCGTGAGGATGTCGTTGGCCAGCCAGGAGACCGGCGAGGCGGCGTTCTGACGCAGGCACCACCAGGTCCCGTCGATCAGGTCCCAGGGCGACAGGATCACGTCATCGACGAGCAGCGAGCCCGAGGTCGGGGTGTTGTTCCAGCTGATCTCGACCGACAGGGCGTCCTGGTTGAAGTTCTTGAACCAGCAGTCCTCGTTGAAGTCGATCGTGATCTCGTTCCAGCCGGACGACAGGGCCGAGACCGCGACCGTCTTGCTCGAGGAGCCCAGCGAGATGACCACGTCGCCGCCGACAGCCGAGTGGACCGTCTTGTTGACCATGACCCGCAGGAAGTAGGGCGTGTTGGAGTCAAGGCGCCGGACACGCATGGCGCTCAGCGGCTGTGTGACCGTCAGGGTGCCGTGGCCGCCGTCCATCTTGAGCGACGCGTTGGTCGTCGCGTTCGGGTGCGACCGGTAGTAGTTGGTCGTGTCCTGCGACATGTGGTTGCCGCCGGCCGTCTCCGTCCAGCCCGTGAACTTCGGGGCGCTGGCCGCCGCATACTGCGAGAACGACGAGTTCTGGAGCAGCGAGCCGCCCGAGCCCGTGCCCGCGTGCTTGGACGTGATGACGGTCCGCGCGGCGTCGCCGGAGCCGAAGGACCCGCGAAGCAGCGAGTCGAACGACGACGGCTCGCCGATCATCTCGAACGTCTCCGCGTGCTCCTCGGTGCCGCTGTTCTGGTCAGCCCGGCAGACGAACTGCTTCTTCTCGATCGTGCAGGACTCGATGTTGTAGGCGTTCTCGTCGATCGTCAGCCGCGAGATGGTGCCGTTGCCGACGTTGGAGCCGCCGGCCGTCGGGGTCGTGTCGAACGTGATGGTCCGGGACGCGACGGACAGGGTCTTGTCGTGGAACCAGTCGTAGAGCGCCGCGAAGATGTCCGCGGGCGCCCGGTAGCCAGCCCCGAGCCCGTAGGTGGCGTCGGCGGCCAGGATCTTGCCGTATTCAAACAGCGCCGGCGTGATGACGGAGGACGCGTAGGACGGCGAGACCAGGTCCGAGCATTGCGCCCGGATCTGAGCCATGAGCCGCGTGTATTCCGTCGGCAGATACTCGCCTTCGAGGATCTGCGTCAGGGTGTCGAGCTTCCCACCGCTGCCGGCGATCGTGCCGTCGAAGTGGTTGCGCAGGGTCTCGAGGATGTCGATCCCAGCCCTCCATTGGGCCTGGATCTCGGCTTCGGTGGGTGCTCCGGACATGCGTCAGTTCTCCAGGTCTTCTGGCCAGTCGAGGCCGGTGACTTCCAGGGGCTCGGGGTAGACCTCGCCGCGGTTGCCCTTCACCTGGTCGGAGCAGAGCTCCGCGAACATGAAGCGGGCCGCGGGGACGTCGTTGGACTGCGGGACGTAGCGACGGATCGCCCGGTTGGCCTTGCCGGCCTGCTGGATCTGCTCGTCGCTCGGGATGGTGATCAGCTGCCCGCGGCGCGGGCGGACGTGGTTGTCGCCGACGTTCTGGCCGGTGCCTGGCTCGTCCTTCTGGCCGGCGTCCTCGTAGAACCGGATGACGGTCCGACGCAGGCGCTCCTGCATCAGCTCGAGGCGGTCCTTGGTCAGCCAGACGATCGACCCGATGACCGGGACGCGGCGCTTCTGGTTCGTGCGGAGCGGGTCCGCGACGATGAGCTCGTTGACCTTCGGGAAGTTGATCCCGGCGAGGTCGATGTGCTCGACAGGGCAGGACGGCGTGACGCCGACCCAGTAGGCGTATTGCTTGGTCGCTCCGCTGACGATGCTCGACAGGTCGGGGACCAGAGAAGTGCCTGCCACCTTGCGGGACTTCGCCTTGCGTCCGCGGGTGGTCGCCGGCTTGCCGACGTCGGGGTTCTTCTCAGGAATGTTCAGCTCTTCGGTCTGCATACGGGTCATCTCCGCTTCATGCGTGGGTTGGGTTGATAGACAAGCGGGCCGCCGCCACGAAAGACGACGGCCCGCTCATGCTACCGCTCGGGGGTGGCGATCAGTTGTTGACCTTGATCGCACCGTAGGGGAGCGCGATGCCGGCACCGGCGCGGCGTTCCCACTGGATGTATTCCTCGCCCGTGCTGCGGGTGTGGTCGGAGTTGTTGTCGCCTTCCAGCGACGTGAACTCCTGGACGCCCTCGCGGTCGAGCAGGAACGTCGCCTTCTTCGGCGCCGCCTTGAGGAAGATGTAGTAATCGCCCGTGGCCAGACGCGACGAGGCCCAGAGGGTCACGTTGCGGCTCGCGTCCTGGACGATGTTGCTCGGGCTGCCGGTGTCCGAGGACGAGCTGCCCTGACGCTTCTGGAG